GTACCATTTGTTGTAAATTGAATATGACCATTAGCACCATCTTCAAGAGTTATGTTTCCAGCATTTGTACCATTGTTTGTATTTAAAATTAAATCTCCTGTGCCTTGTGTTGTTAGAGTTGCGTTTGCATTGTTATCGCCAATCTGTACTGTGTCAGCACCTAAATTTACATCTCCTGTACCATTAGGAATAATATCTATATCTGCATTAGATGTAGAAACTATATCATTTCCATTTACATCTAAATTGCCACCAAGTTGTGGAGAGGTATCATTTACTAAATCTGAAGCAACTGCACTATCAATAAAGTTAATAGTATTTGCAGATGTATTTACTGTTGCAAAAGAAATATCGTCAGAACCATCAAAAAATTTAATTTCTAAACTATTTGAGCCAGAGTTAGTAGTATCAAGCCACAAAGTACCAGCAACAGCACCACTTGGTCTTGAAGTACCAGAGTGCATAGAGTTTATAGCTGATAGTGCATTGTTTAAATCTGACCTAAAACTAGGGAAAGATTGGTTAGCAATATTCATGTCATGTTGTGCCATAATTTCTTATACTCCTTTTAAAATCCTTTTGCAATAAAATCGAAAGTTTTTGATACTCCTGAATTAGAACTATTGAAAAAAGCTACATCAAAACCATTAATTGTTTTGTTAGAAACAGTAAAATAATCTCCTGTTGCCATTCCTTGTCCTGTAATTCCAACTGCATAACTACCACTTTTAAATGGATTTGTAAATGTGATTGATTTAGTTCCTGTACCAGAAACAATATCATTTCCACTAAATATTCTATCAACCATATCTACTGTCACTGTCACTTCTGATACAACTGGTGTGGAAGCACCATCTCTTGAAATTAAAACTACTCTAAACTTAAAAAATCTAGCAGTATATTCTCCAATTACAAATGTTCTAAAATCTGTATATGTAGTATTATCATCTGAAGTTGCAATCTCAATATGTGCATTACAGTTAGCTGGTGTATCTCCATCAAAGTTTGAAGAAGCAGAATCAAAATTACCAGTTCTATTATCAAATAAGTCATCAGGATTATCTGATGTTTGAGTTAATGATGCAGTAATTCTTGCAGTATGTTTAGCACCAATATCAATAACATTTGCAAACTCATAATTACCACTTGATTGAAAGTCTGCATTTGCAACACCAGAGTCAAAAAATCTAGTTGTTTCATCATCAAAATTTCCACTAGCACTATCAAATAATTCTGAAGAATCTAACTCAATCGCATTATCTGTGATAACAGTATTTGTTAAAGCACCAGCAAATAATGGGTGTTCTGATTGTGTTGCTACTGCATTAAAATTTAAAGCACTTGTGACATTTGAAATAATCGCAGTTGCATTAGAACTAAAGTTTCCAAGTTTATCTACTGCTTTTATCAGATAAGTCCCAGTTCTAGCTGGTACTGAAATAGATGTAGCTGGTCGTGATACTTTCTCAACTAATGCTACCGAGTTTTGCCAATCAGCAGTTCCATCTGTTGCCTCACTAAATCTTAAATTATAAAAAGCAAGATCAAGGTCGCTAATCTGTTCCCAACCTAAATGGGCTTCTTGACCTAGAATATTACAAGATAAACCAGTGACATCAGAGGGTGGTGCAATAGCACCTACAATAGTTCTTTGTGCAGATACATAAGTTGATGATACTCCTAATGTATTTACTGCTTTAACTCTTACATCATAAGTAGATTGGTCAATTACGTTTAAGACTCTGTGATTTAATCCTGACCCTTGTGCATAAATAATAAAATTAGAATCTGTACTTAATTTATATTCTACTTGGTAGAAATCTATAAAGGAATCAGGACTTGCACCAATAGCAACATCTAAAGCTACAATTACAGTACCATCGTTATATTCAATAAGTTGGTCAGATAATGTGACACTTGCTGGTGGTTGGATAGTAAATGGATTAGGTAAATTAGTAGATGGAATTGCAGTTGCTTGTGTCTTTGTTGCCCAAGTATAATGTGCATCTTGATGTTCTACTAAATCTAAACCTAATGTATAATCAGGGTTAAATTTAATTGCTAATACTCTAAATGGTTTAGCAGAAAATCCAATGCTAGAATGAGTAATATTTACAATATCTCCAATGGCTAAATCATATGCACTAAAAGAAACATTTATTGAAAGTCTTAATGAATCTCTTGTTCTTCTTAAAATAACTTCAGCCATTTCTTCTGCCTGATATGTGCTTGTTATAACTTTGCCAAATTCAAATCTACCCTCTAATAAAAATCCACCATCAGCAGTTTTCATAGTTGCATGACGATCTGCACTTGGTAATCCTGAATCATCTATTGGTGGAAACTGTACTTCGTCAACTTGAAAATTCCTATCTGGGTTTACATAAGATACAATTACTCTATTATATTTTTCATTTTTTGTTGGTGTTTGTAAATTATATCCACCAATAATATCGTCTTCAGTTATTGTAATTGATGCAGTTCCTGTTGTTTCTATAATTAAATTATATTTTCCTTGCGTGTATGGTAAATAACCTCTACACCCTTTTAATAATTCTCTAACATTTTCTAATAGTTTTTTTGATGTATCAATTACTGCATTTGTGTCAAAAATATTTATATCACTAGCACCTGAATATGGTGTTACTTGTGTTTCACAAACCTGTGAAGCATCATAGAAAGATTGTAGGTCTATTTCTGAAGTAGCAATACCTTTACCATATCTTTCATTTCTTAAATAATCTAATAAACAAAAAGCTGGATTAGTAGAAAATGATGCAGTTTGTTCTGATAAATTAGATGCTAATGTAACAACTTTTTTACCTTTTATTTTTGCTTGTACTTTAGGTATTCCAGAAAATACATCTTGATTCCATTTAAAACGAATTGCAAGATAAGCTAAACCAGACAATTTGTGGTTTGATCCCCAATTAGATAATGTTGATAATAGTGATGATGCTGATTGACCATCTGTTCCAAAAAAAGGTTGTATTCTAATTAAACTTTCACTATCTTTAAAAAAATTACTATCGCCACTTCCAACTTCTACCTCTGTACCATCTGATAGTGAAGATGCAAATGTAACTACTTTATCATCAACTCTTACTTCTTCTATTGAATTAATCTCTCCCTCTGCCATGACAAGTGCCATATATAAATAAGTGTTATCTGTTCCTGAAGTTTCTACAAAAACTCTTGTACCCCCAACTAATCTTTCTCCATATATTACAGGAATATTAGCATCATTACTTTGTTTGTTTAAAAGAACTCCTGTTTCAAAATCATCTGCTTCATTAACACCAAAGTCAGGTAAATCAGGAACTTTGGGTCTAAATAACCATGCAATAGCAATAGTTGCAATTATTTTTACAATAGGATTAACATTATTAAAAAAATTTAAAGCTGAACTTACAATACCACCTATATCAAAAAAAGATTTTATTTTTGTTTTTTTTATAGGTAATCCAGCACCACCATATTGTTTTAAAAGTTTTTCTTCTCGTTTATTAATATAAGCAAGAAATTCCCCTTTAGGTGCGTGTTTGTTAAGTATTTTTTTTGCTATTTTAATTAATATTTTTTCAAACCATTTAAACATTATTCTCTACCCCATTTAATATCTAAAACAGTTTGTGATGCAAAATCCATTCCTACATCTGTACTAAAAAATCTTTGTTGTGCTGTATTGTTTGTTTTACGACCATTCTTTTTTTCAAAGTCTGCCCAATGTGAAACAACTGATAAATTAACTACACTTGATTTTGTATTTTCGTTTATTGCAAAATTTTCTATATTTCCTTTATATAAAAGAAATGGGTCAGCTATTATAGCATTAGAAGAATCTAATAATCCTCTAAAAATAGTTACTTCATCATTAGTAACATTTTCATTAAGTACAGTAGAAATAAATGTTTGATCTGCACCTGATAATGATATTGTTAAACTTGATTTAGTTACATCTATTTCTTCAGTAAAATCAGACACCCCTATAATAAAATCTGATGAAGTATAAGTTACAGAACTACCAGAGATTGAAGAAGTTAATGGAAAAGAACAATCAGTAAAATTTACTGGTGTTGAAAATCCAATAGTAAGTAAATGAAATGGTCTAATTTCATTTGTTGCTAATGCGTTCTTTATCGCTGTTGTTAGACTTCTGCTCATATTCTTCGTAAGTTGTTTGTGTTACACTTTCTGAACCTTTTAACATAGTATATTCAAATTTGCTATTAGGTTTCTTATACTCTTTTAGATCATTAATATTACTATCTATTTCATTTTCATTGACAATAGCTTCGGCAATAAAATCGGCAGTTATCTTGTGAGTTATTTTATATTTTTTCACTATAAAGATTCTTCTACGTCAAACTCAAATTGATATAATAAAGCACCATCTTTATCTGCACCAGCTACACCAAATTCTTGAATATCATTTGAATTATCTGCTAGTGCTACAAGTAAAGGTGGTTCTATTGTAACTGTTGCTGCATTACTTGAACTTGTTACATCTGATACGACCATATAAACTTTATCGTGTGAAGCAAACTTAATAAAATCTCCAGCTTTAAATCTACCAGCACCATCTCCAGCAAAAGCATCACAAGCAATAGTAGTATCTCCAACTGCGTGAACTCCATTAACTAATACTGTTCCTGTTTCATTACCTCTTGCATCTTCTATTTCTGGTGGGATTATTGTAAAATTTTCTTTGCCTGATCTTTGTTTCACTATAAATGCCATTAAATCTCCATAAACATCTGATCTTTTTCCTGTGATAATACTAACAGAAAATGCAAACCTTTGATTGTCAATTTGTCTTGCAAGTTTCTTACCAGACACAGATTTAGATATAATTGTGTTTTGAATAGACTTTATTCCTAAAGTTTGAAATTTAGCAGATGATATTGGAAAAGCACCAGACATTAAATAAGACTCTCTTTCCCTCTTTCATTAACTGCATTGTTAATTAATTGAGTTATAGTTCCTCTTGATCTTACTAATAAATCATCAAAACCAGAAGCATCTAAAGTATTAATATTAAAATTAACTGTTGTTTGTCCACCACCAGTTCCTCTAGCAGATTGTGTGATTTGTCCTGTGCTATTTGGAACAAAAACTTCAGCACCTTGTTCTCCAACTACAACTGGCTGTCCTTTTGATACTGCACCACCTTTAGCAAAACCTAAAAATGATCTTGCCATACTGAATAAAGAGCCACCACCACTACTACCACTTAAAGCAGCTTGTTTTTGTTTTTCTTTTGTGATTAATTTTTCAATAGC